ACGTTACCGAGGACATCGGCGGTGATCTCAGAAGGCAGCACGTATTGCTCGATGCCGGTCAACAAAGCACCGTTACCTAGGAAATACTCCGCGGACACGTTACCAGTGGCAGTGACGTTACCGAGGACATCGGCGGTGATCTCTGAGGGCAGTACATATTGCTCGATGCCGGAAAGCAGGGCACCGTTACCGAGGAAGTACTCAGCGGACACATTACCGGTGGCGGTGACGTTACCGAGGACATCGGCGGTGATCTCTGAGGGCAGTACATATTGCTCGATGCCGGAAAGCAGGGCACCGTTACCGAGGAAGTACTCAGCGGACACATTACCGGTGGCGGTGACGTTACCTAGGACATCGGCGGTGATCTCTGAGGGCAGTACATATTGCTCGATGCCGGAAAGCAGAGCACCGTTACCGAGGAAGTACTCAGCGGACACATTCCCAGTGGCAGTCACGTTACCGAGAACATCGGCGGTGATTTCAGAGGGCAGCACATATTGCTCGATGCCGGAAAGCAGAGCACCGTTACCGAGGAAGTACTCGGCGGACACGTTACCGGTGGCAGTCACATTACCGAGGACATCCGCAGTGATCTCGGAGGGAAGCACATATTGCTCAATGCCGGTCAACAGAGCACCGTTACCGAGGAAGTACTCAGCGGACACATTTCCGGTGGCAGTGACGTTACCGAGGACATCGGCGGTGATCTCAGAGGGCAGGATATATTGCTCAATGCCGGAAAGCAGAGCACCGTTACCGAGGAAGTACTCGGCGGATACGTTCCCGGTGGCAGTGACGTTACCGAGGACATCGGCGGTAATCTCTGAGGGCAGCACATATTGTTCGATGCCGGACAACAGGGCGCCATTACCTAAGAAATACTCGGCGGATACATTTCCGGATGCAGTCACGTTACCAGTGATATCCACTGCCAAGGACGTGATATCTCCATTTCCTACTATGCTGGTGCCTCCGATGGTATTTACATCCACCCCAGAGAGTAACAGAACGTTTCCAGTGCGGCCAAATACACTCATAACCGGGAAGTTTGCCCCGGTGAATTCCAACCAGTTTGCATCTACACTAGCGGGCGTGTCCAGCAGTAGATATTCTTGATCGATATCAGTCTGTTTCACGATAGTACCAACCTGGGCAGGTAGAGCCAGACGAACCTCTACGTTCGCAACATTGCCCATGGGCTTCAATGTATAACCATCGAGAACCAAGTTGAACCCGTTACCAATGAAGTAATCAGCAGTCACGTTCCCGGTGGCGGTGACGTTACCAAGGACATCCGCTGCGATTTGAGATGGCAGAACGTATTGTTCGATGCCAGTCAACAACGCACCGTTACCTAGGAAATACTCAGCGGACACATTACCGGTGGCAGTGACGTTACCGAGGACATCAGCGGCGATTTCGGAGGGCAGAACGTATTGTTCAATACCGCTCAGTAGGGCACCATTACCAAGGAAATACTCCGCGGATACATTTCCAGTTGCGGTGACGTTACCGAGGACATCGGCGGTGATCTCAGAGGGAAGAACGTATTGCTCAATGCCGGAAAGCAGAGCGCCATTACCGAGGAAATATTCAGCGGACACGTTACCGGTTGCGGTGACGTTACCGAGGACATCGGCGGTGATCTCAGAGGGCAGCACATATTGCTCGATTCCCGTCAACAGAGCGCCATTACCGAGGAAATACTCAGCGGACACATTGCCCGTGGCAGTGACGTTACCGAGGACATCGGCGGTGATCTCAGAGGGCAGCACATATTGTTCGATTCCCGTAATGTACGCACCATTGCCGAAGAAGAACTCGTTAGAAGTGATGTTTCCGGACACCACCTGACCGGAGTTCACATTTCCTATGTATGCCTCCGCTGTGATTAGTTTTCCTGTGATAACGTTGCCGTCTACATTCACATTGTTTGAAACATCTACGTTTCCAGATACGAGAATATTGGTGATTTCTAAATTTCCAGAAATATCAGTCAATACACCGGTCAACAGAGCACCATTACCGAGGAAATACTCAGCGGACACGTTACCGGTTGCGGTGACGTTACCGAGGACATCGGCGGTGATCTCAGAGGGCAGCACATATTGCTCGATTCCCGTCAACAGAGCGCCATTACCGAGGAAATACTCGGCGGATACATTTCCAGTAGCCGTCACGTTACCGAGGACATCTGCAGTTATCTCGGATGGCAGCACGTATTGTTCGATGCCGGTCAACAGAGCACCATTACCGAGGAAATACTCAGCGGACACGTTTCCTGTGGCGGTGACGTTACCGAGGACATCTGCGGTGATTTCAGATGGCAACACGTATTGCTCAATGCCGGAAAGCAGAGCACCGTTACCGAGGAAATACTCCGCTGATACATTTCCGGTGGCAGTGACGTTACCGAGGACATCGGCGGTGATTTCAGATGGCAACACGTATTGCTCGATGCCGGAAAGCAGAGCACCGTTGCCGATGAAATACTCTGCTGATACATTTCCGGTGGCGGTGACATTGCCGAGGACATCGGCAGTGATTTCAGAGGGCAGCACATATTGTTCGATATCGGTCAGCAGTGCACCATTACCTAAGAAATACTCCGCGGACACGTTTCCTGTGGCGGTAACGTTACCAGTGATATCAACTGCCAAGGATGTGATGTCTCCATTTCCTACGATACTCGCACCACCTATCGTGTTCACATCTACGCCGGAGAGTAACAGAACGTTCCCGGTGCGGCCAAAAACGCTCATAACCGGGAAGTTTGCTCCGGTGAATTCCAACCAGTTTGCGTCTACGCTGGCAGGTGTATCGAGCAGCAGATATTCCTGGTCGATATCGGTTTGTTTCACGATCGTACCAACCTGTGCGGGTAACGCCAAACGAACTTCTACATTTGCAACATTGCCCATGGGCTTCAACGTATAACCATCGAGTATCAGGTTGTATCCGTTACCGATGAAGTAATCAGCAGTCACGTTTCCAGTGGCGGTGACGTTACCAAGGACATCCGCTGCGATTTGAGATGGCAGAACGTATTGTTCGATGCCGGTCAGCAAGGCGCCATTACCGAGGAAATACTCGGCAGCCACGTTTCCAGTCGCGGTGACGTTACCGAGGACATCCGCAGTGATCTCGGATGGCAACACATATTGCTCAATGCCGGACAACAGGGCACCATTACCAAGGAAATACTCTGCGGATACATTACCGGTGGCGGTGACGTTACCGAGGACATCTGCGGTGATTTCAGATGGCAACACGTATTGTTCAATACCGGTCAGCAACGCACCGTTACCGAGGAAATATTCCGCGGATACATTCCCGGTGACATTAACGTTTGCTGCGTTAACCGTGGTTACGTTTGCGTATACTCCGGATAGATTACCTATGATGTCAGTCGGCAGAGGCGTCTGGCCTACTCCTGTAATGACAGAAGTATTGCCTAACACGTATGCATTTCCATTTGACTGAATTATAACTGCTCCTTTAACTGTGACATTTCCTCTTACTTCGTTTGTAAATAACGTTGTTTTTAGAAACGTGGGGGGTAGTTGGGACATGGTGTTGTTCGCGATACTTTATCGGAATATTTTTTTCCCGTATCACGTATATTTTCGTTTGACCCGGGTGAACATATTGACACTCTAGGGTATTTAATGTTGTGTCACGTATGAAAGATATCGCAATCGCGCGAAGTTTATTTAATTCGAAAAGTCTGTGTAAAGAACTTCGAAAGAAATGTTTTTGAAAATAATTGGATATGATGACATGATATGACTAACTGGCATACGCTAATCCACCCATGCCGCTCATGATGCGCAATACGTTGTAGTTTTTGGCATAGATGTTGAGGGCGGTCAGGGAGGTGGCGGTGCTTGCGGTGATGGTCTCGCTCTGGTACAGGGCGTTGGCGAGTGCGGCGGGCTGCGCGGTGGCATCCACGGAGCAGGTCTTGTAGGTCAGGGACAGAGTGGCGTTATCAATGCGGGAGAAGTTGCAGGTGCCGGAGGGCTGGCGACCGGCGGGCTTCAGGGCGAAGGAGTACAGGTAGACGCCGGCGGGCACGTTGGTGCCGATGGTCTGGTAGGGCTGCACCTTGTTGAAGTAGGAGCCCTTGCGGGTGGAGAAACGGTCCTGGCCGTTCAGCTGCAGCTTGGCGGAGTCCAGCACGGCGAGGGCCTCGTTGAAGCTCTCGGTGTTGGCGGTGTCACCGTAGACAGGGTTGGAGTTGACGGTCAAGTTGGCCAGAGCGGTGTACTGGCCGTAGCTGGTGGCACCGGGGGCGTTGAAGTTCCACGCCAGGTACTTGGTGGGGTGGTTGAGATTCCGTATATACCCTCCCTTTCGGGATATTTTGCGACCACCGGCGCGAGGGACTAGACTATATCTTAAGCATTTTCGGGCTGTCTAGGCCGTCATTAAATACCCACTACTATTTAGTCGTTGAACCTTCCTCGTAGACTTGACATTGCGTCCTTAGAGGCTTGGCTGCGGATTGCCCATTGTTCATCCAGGAGCTTTTTACCGTACCTGAGATTGTTGCTCTCAGCCACCTCAACCTTTCGGTCAAGGTTTGGTACTCTAGACTATTTAAATCTTCTATCACAATGAAGCGATGAGCAGATATGAAGCAGTTGAAGAAGTCGTGAAGATAGATACTATTTGATTTACTAAGATTGTCTTGGGCATATAATGGTTGAAAATTAGACCAATTAAAGCATACTCGTTGGTCGGCTTCGTTCGTCAAGTCAAACTTGGATACCGGAAGGATATGGTCAAGGTGCCAATCGACACCATAGTTGTCCCACGACATCCCGTCCGCGAACTGAAACTCTATCCAACTCAAGAATGTATCACACGGCATACCGAGAACATTGAATGTCTTCTTGCCTTTTGTCGATACGAAGGAATGAAATCTCGTCCGTAGGTTTCGTGTCATCTTAAAGTTGATGTCATTTATCCTGCGTTGAGATATCCGTTCGTTATATCTTGATTTGTATGCTATTCTATAGGCCTTAATTCGTTCCTCATTAATTACTCTCTTTTCTTTGAGAGTATCCCAATTGCTCCGATAATATAGCGTGTTCCGTGCCTTTACCTTCTCAGGGTTGGCATCTTTGTATTTCTTATCCCACGCTTTTTTCTTATCGGGTTTCGTTGTATGATAAGCGATTTTATATGCTTTGTCACACAACTTACATCTGGCGAGAAATCCATCCCAACTCGCTTTCCTCTTAGTAAATTCATTAGTATCTTTTATTTCTTCACAACTACAACATTGCTTTGTAGTCATTTTTCTGGCTTTAGGGGGTTCCCGCAATTTAATAGTGTTGCGCGTTGATATTCGTATCACCTGGGACAAATGACACGATATATACCGACACACTAGCAAAAAACTTGTACCATAGCAGGTACCTGGAAGTCCAAACGGCTTTCCCACGCACAGGGTCCAGATGTGCGTGGCGTAATGCTTTTGCGCCCAATTGTGTCTAGGCGGATGTTCTGGCTGGCCTGGCTGGTGGTGGAGGGGGTGGCGGTCTCAGTGCCGGAGAACTGCAGCTGCTCGATCAGGTACTCGTGGGGCAGCTGGGCGAAGCGGGTGCGCTCCTGGGTGTCCAGGAAGATGTAGTCAACCCACACGGACATCTGGGGGGCGGTGATGGTGCCGGGGGCGGTGCCGAAGGTGTTCACGTTCAGACCGTTGACCTGGGAAGCCAGGGTGAAGTAGAGCTTGACCTCGTGGTACTGGAGGGCAATCAGGGGGAGGGCCAGGCCAGGGGTCTGGTTGAAGAAGAAGATCAGGGGGACGTAGAAACGCTTGACGACGGGGGAGGCAGAGTTCAGGGAGTTCTCGCCGTCCACGAAGTCAGTCATACGACGGTAGTTGATACGGTCGTCGTTCATGCGGAACAGGGAGTCGTAAGTGCGGAACCAGTCGTTGTAGTGCTTGTCAATGCGCTGGCCACCGATCTCGAGCTCCACATCCTGCAGCAGCTGCTCGGCGGGGTAGAAGGTGCTGTTGGCACCGGTGACGTTCTTGTACAGCACGAACTCAACCACGATGTCAGTGATCAGATCACCGTTACGGGAGATCTGGGTGGACACCTTATTACCGAATCCAACACTGCCGTTGATGGTCTGCTGGATAGACTCAATGGCGAAGTTAGTATCGTTTACACCCTCCCTTTCGGGATATTTATCGGGATTAAACCCGGGGACTAGACTATATCTTAAGCCTCATAGAGACCCATCACCGTTTAGTCGTTGAACCTTCCTCGTGAAGCACTTGGCTTTTTAGAGGCTTGGATGCGGATTGCCCAATCCTAAGGATTATTACCATACCCGAGGTCTGTTCTCGGCCAGAATGTGGTTTCCCAACATTCCTTGGTACCTTAGGCTCTAAGGGGTTTCCCGCAATTTGATGATGTTGCAATCTTGAAAGATTACTAGCAACTGACATACACCATAGAAGGTGCCTGGAAGTCCAAACGAGTTTCCCACGCACAGGGTCCAGATGTACGTGGCGTGATGCTTTTCCCGCCATAAATGTTTAGCGACGGTACACGGTCTTGAAGAAGGTAATCTGGGGGTTACCGGTGAGGTACACGTCCTGAGCACCATACGCAACGAGCTGACTTAAGCCTCCTGCCATTGTTCGTTATACACATAGAAAAGATTTTTTTTTTGAAAATAAACGCGACGCCGTTGACGTAACATAGTTTTCTTATACAAGTATTTACACTCGGCTTAATTATTGAAACATTTCCCAGAAAGTTCCAGAAAGTTCACAACATATCGTCACCTAGGATTATAAGTATCCGTTTCCCATTGGTAGACAAATGAGTTTTTCCAAGACGCTTGAGGACGTCGTGAACGGAGCTAAGAAACTTGAAGATTTCACGAACATCATCGTTTCGAGCGCGATAGAAGATATTCTGCTTAGGATTTCGAGAGATTACGGCCTAGACTTTACAAAACTCGTCGATGATTACAAGGA